CTGCGCAGGGTATTGGCGACACCGCCCGCGAAACGTCAAAAGCATCCTCAGAAGCAGAGGGGATGACAAAGGCTTTTTTGGATGGCGTTGATGCTTTGAATATGATGGTGAATAACCTCGATCGCATTAACGGTAACCTGGAGGACGCGAACAAACGCCAGGAAGACCTGAACAAGAAAACATCCGGTTCGGCCGGCATTTTTGGGAAGCTGAAAAAGGACTCGAAAGAGTTTGCGGGCACATCAAAGACGCCACGGTTAATTTATTGTCATGGGGCGGAATTGTCGGGCTGTTTACTGGTGTCCTTGGCGCTGGTGGGTTGTTTGGCTTAAATCGCCTGGCTTCAACAGCCAGCGCTCAACGTTTTACATCTATGGGGCTGAATACCACCATAGGCGCCCTGGATTCGACCGCAATTAACTTCCAGCGGGCCGTGGCTAACCCGACGGCTACGCTGGGATCAATCCGTGACGCCCAGGCCGATTTGTCACAGCGCTGGAAGTTTCAGGCGATGGGCATTAACAACGCCGAGCGCTCTCCGGACCAGCTACTGCCTGAAATGATCCGCGCAGCCCGTGATATTTTCAAACAGACCGGCGGAACGTTGCAGGGCGCTAATGCCTACGGCCTGACCAGTTTCTTCAGCATTGATGATCTGAACCGCTTTAAGAACATGAGCGATGCAGAAATTGAGGCAATGGAGAAGCGAGCCAGACGTGATGCGCAGTTATTACAGATAACTGACGAGCAGGCGCGGCAGTGGCAGGACTTCAATATTCAACTCGACTACAGCAGCCAGAGCATTAAAAACACTTTCATCCGCGGTCTTGGCCCGCTGACGCCGGGGCTGACGAAATTGTCCGATGCACTGTCTGGTGCCATTGATACCGTGATGCGATCACCGGAGCTGGGTAAATGGATTGACGGGCTCGCCGGAGGAATACAGCGATTTGGCAACTACCTTGCTTCACCTGAGTTTAAAAATGATGTCGAAGACTTCATGGTAAAAGTCGAGAAGCTTGGAAAAGTAATTGGGAAGGTTGTCGACTGGATTATTGGTAAAACTAGCCTGTCAGTCGATGACTTTAAATCAGGCCCCTCAATCCTGAGTGATAAACCAGTTGTCGACCCAAAAACTGGACAGAGTTACGTTCCAGGGAGTGAAAGTGATCCAAATGTTTCGGCTGGTTTGAAATGGTTGAAAAGGTTATCTGGCGTGACGCCAACAGCCTACGATTCATATTTTGAAGAAGCCGCGAAAAAATTCGACCTCGACCCAAAACTCCTTAAATCAGTTGCGGCAGCTGAATCATCATGGGATCAGAATGCTGTGAGTAAAGCTGGTGCTCAGGGGCTAATGCAAGTAATGCCCATGAATTTTCAACCAGGTGAAAATCCTTTTGATCCACGCGATAACATAATGGCCGGAGCACGGGTTATGTCGTGGGCAAAACAGCAATCTGGAGGCGATTTTGATGAGATGTTGCGCTGGTATAATGGGGGTAAGAACCGCGGTAGTCAGGAGAATATTAACTATCCTGGGCGTGTGAAAGAGCAGTACGCGGCCATTTATGGAACGCAGCCAAACCCAGTATATACGACCCCCCCGGAAACTTCTGAAATCGCTCGAAATACAGCAAGAACAAATCAGCTTCTTCAACAATCTATTGATAACATTAGAAATGCCGGAAACACCGGACTTGTTGTTTATAACAACACCGGTGGTAATGCTATCGTAACGGGCGCTCAACTTGGAGCACGTTAAAAATGGGTTTTACTCGCGAAATGTACAAACTGGGGTTTGAGATATCCCCAGTTATTTTATGTGACGGCATCGCCCAGGCAATACCAGGGGGCATGCTGCCGATTGTTGCGCTAACCCAAAGTGCCAGTTTTGTTACTGGTCTTTTGGGGGGCGCAATTAACCTCACCGATCTGGATAAATATTTTTGCCACTGGAAGCCAGTTCAGGGCTCAACGCTTATTGATTACGACATTGCCCGCTACCCTTTTGCTAACCAGGTTGTGGCCGCCAATGCGTTACTGGCTCAGCCGTTGCGCGTATCCCTGATTATGGAAGCGCCGGTGAATGAGAATACCGGAGCAATGACTAAGTTAGTAACGATCAGCGCACTACAGTCAGTTCTCCAGGCCCATGCCAGTCTCGGTGGAACATTCATCGTTGCCACACCGTCAGTTATCTATAACCGATGCATATTGCGCACCGTGAAGGACGTCACCGCCGGAAATGATGCGTTACCGCAACGGACGTGGATGTGGGATTTTGAACAGCCGCTGATTTCGGAAACAGGTGCTGAACAGGCGGTAAATAACTTTCTGGGTAAAATTGGCGGCGGGGACAGGGTTACTGAATCTGCATGGACAAGCACAGTAAATGCGCTGGGTAACACGTCTCTGGGTGGATCAGTGTCAGAAGCGATCACGGGTCTGCTTGGCAAGCTGGGGGTCGCGATATGACATCTCAGTTTTACGCATTTACTGGCAACGAACGTCAGAGCATGGCCTTCACACCCGTTCTTGACGGAACGGTTTATAACTGTCAGCTGAAATGGAATATAGCAGCCCAGCGATGGTATCTGTTAATAACGGACAGTTCCGACAACGCCGTTATTAATACGGCATTAGTCGGTTCTCCTGTTACTGGTGGAATTAACCTTATATCCGGTATTTTCAGTTCTACAGAAATGTACTGGAGGGAAAAAAACGGACAAATTGAGGTAACCAGTTAATGCGTTATTACGATATCCAGATTTTCTCTCCAGCTGATGGTGACAAACCAGAAAAATTAATCCAGCAGTATTCAAGCCATAAGAACGGTGTTTATAACCCTGGCGCATTAATGATTGAGTTCGATATTCTCAGGTTCGATGAATCCACGCCTCAAGGGGAGACGCATCTTGTAGTCTGGGGTATCGGCCCAAAAGAAATGCAGCAGGCTCGACAGGACCTGTTTGGTAAGAGAATAAAAATATTCCTCGGCATGAAATCGGGTTTACCACTGGCTGGTAAGATTACGGCACCAGGACTGGTGCTGGACGGCACAATTAACCAGGTGTTTGGTAACTGGCAAGGTACTGAGTTAAGGCTGGATTTCATAATTGTTGCGGGGCCGGTTACCAGCACACCAAGAGGAAAGTTAGCCCCACTACCACTTACGTTTAACTGGAATGTTGGTCAGAAGCTATCTGTAGCATTAACTCAGTGCTTTCAGAGAATTGGCGGTTATACATTTAATATCAATATTAGCGATCTGCTTGTCCTTTCCTATTACAGGGATCTGTTTTGTGATTCAATTGAAGAGTTGGCAAAAGATCTCAAAGCTTTTTCTTTATCTAAAATAAAAAATAAAGGCTATACCGGAGTAGAAATAGCGATAGTCAACGGTAATGAAATAAGGGTATGGGACAATGACTACCCAAACCATCCAGACAAGACATCCAGAGGCAGCGCAACCGAACGAAGTAAAAAACCAGTTCAAATTCACTTTAATGATCTTATCGGTCAGCCTACCTGGGTAAAGTTCGACGTTATGAGTGTTGCTTGCGTCATGCGTGGCGATATCCAGGTGGGAGATCATATTCTTATGCCGCAGCAGGCAACCCCGATGATTAAGGCTGCGTCGTATTCTCAGTACCGAAATGACTCTGCATTCTCTGGGCAATTTGAGGTTTCCTCTGTTCGTTTGCTCGGTAACAGCAGACAACCGTCAGCAGAGTCGTGGATAACAATCATTGAAGCGTATCCGTTCATTGAGGTAGGTAAAAAATGAGCATCGGCCAGAAATTAAATTTTGGTGCAAACATGAACCGGTTTGCAGAAAGAAAAGTGGAAGCTGCGCTGCAAAAAGCAGGAAAGGTGCTCCCTGCCAGTGTAGTAAAACAGAGCGGGAAGATGGTTACAGTGGCTTTTGAGCTGCGCGACATCCCTTATGTGCTTCCTCAGGTTACCATCCCGCTATTTGGTCCTCAGTACATCCGATACCCAATGCAGCCGGGCGATAAGGGGATAGTCATCCCGGCGGATACTTATCTGGGAGGGGTAAGCGGGCAGGGAGGTGGTATTGCCGACCTGACACCACCGGCGAACCTTAGCGCGCTGGTATTTTTGCCAATCAGTAATACAGAGTGGGAAGGCGTCGACGGTCAGGTTGTGACCATTTACGGGCCCGAAGGTGTCACCATTCGGGATGCTGGCAGCAACACAACGTTTTTACTTACTCCTGACAGCATAACCATCGCCACTCCAACGCAGTTCAAAGTGACCGTAGGGTCAACAGTTTTCACACTCACGGACGGTATGTGGAATCTGACTGGTCAGGCAGGGAAGTTGCAGGACGGAACAGCCAGCACAAGCCCGGCGATCATGCACGAGGGCTGGAAGTCGCTTGTTTCCTGGTGCAACAGCCATGTTCACTCCAACGGAAACGGCGGCAGCAATACCGGGAACGCGACAGTGCAATTTAACGGGAATATCACTGAATGAGAACTTACGGCAGGAATTCAGATGGTAAGTGGACTCTGGTCGAAACAGATGAGAATGGATTCAACGACGCGGTTTACCTGACTACTCTGGTGCAAAATCTTAAGCTTGCGCCGCAGGAGTCTCCGTTCTTCGCGAACAATGGTATTCCGGCTAACGGATCAGTAATACAGCAGGTATTGCCGACGTACTACGTTAACCGCCTGCAACAGCAATTTAGTCCCTACTTTTCATCGCTACAAATTGCTTTGGTTAGTGATGATCCACCTGTTTATAACATTTCGGCGATAACAAACGCCGGTTCTAAAATTATTGCAACGGTGAACGTATGAGTGATTTATCTGTTAGCTACACAGCTGCTGGCCCGGTTCCGCAAACCCCAGAAAGTCTGCGCGAGCAGCTGGTGTCACTGGCCGTTCAAATGGCGCCAGGCATCACCACCGAATTACCAGGCTCACTGATTGAGGATATCGTGAGTACAGACGTTGGCGCGTTGCTGATTTGCGATCAGGCGAGAGTCGATCTGATTAATTCGGTAGGGCCGCTTAAGGCTAACATTTACATGCTTAACCTGCTGGCTCAACAGGCTGGTATTGCACCACAGAAGACGCAGGGAGCAACGACTGTTCCTGTGCAATTCGATGGCCCGGCGGGATTTGGTATTCCTCAGGGGTTTGTAGTGTCCGATGGGACCTATACCTATACGCTTAACGATGCCACAATTATTCCCTCGTCTGGAATTACACCGCAGGTAACCTGTACGGCCACCACGACAGGATCATGGGCGGTACCTGCTGGCACCGTTACCCAGATAATTAGCAGCGTTCCTGACGAAATTACATTGACCTGCACAAATCCGGTTGCAGGAGTTCCTGGCTTAGAACGTGAATCAAACTATCAGTTTCGTGATCGCGTCTGGGAATCCCAGATGTCTACTGTTCAGGGATATCCTGGCTTCATCAGGCAGAAGCTTACTGATGTTAATGGTGTGCAGGCTCGCCTGGTATCAGTCGTACAGGACGGTAACAGCTGGATAATCATGTGCGGGGGAGGTGATATTTATGAAATGGCTGGGGCCATTTTTAAATCTGCCGGAGATATCAGCAGGCTAAAAGGAACGACAGTAGACGTTACTGGTATAACGAATGCTAATCCTGGTGTCGTCACCACAGGTATAACTCATGGACTGACTAGCGGGCAGGTGGTCAACATCTCTGGCGTGAATGGTATGACTGGAATTAACAACGTTCCGCTAACCGCAACAGTGCTCACACCGCATACGTTTTCAATAGGTATAGATACTTCAGCGTCCGGTTCGTGGGCCGGGGGCGGAGAGGTCACGCCCAATGTAAGAAATAGTGTGGTGACCATAAACGACTGGCCGGATAACTACCTAATCCCGTTTGTTATACCGTTGCAGCAAAATGTTACGGTGAAATTTGAGTGGGGATCTGAGGGGGTGAATTACCTGACCGATGCTACAATTTTAACGCTGGTATCAGCACCTGTAATTCAGTACATAAACGGGATTTATGCGGGTAAGCCGTTAAATATTAATAATCTGAAAGATACCTTTCTTCAGTCCGTCAATACGGCTATTGATATGAGTTTAATTAGTAAGCTCAATGTTATTATCACTGTTAATGGAATTATTACTAATCCTGACCAGAACACAAACATTATAAGTGGCGACCCATTTAGTTACTTCTATATAGCGTCAGATGGCGTAACTGTTGACGGAGTGTGAAATGCTTGAGGATATTATCCGTTCGTACCTGTACACGCAGTACAATGATGATGACAATATCCGTGCTTTCGTGACTGCGTATAACACGATGGCAAAAAATGTTTATGACTGGATGCGGAGTGCAAATCTGCCGATTTTTGTTGGTGGTTATAATGTAGGGGATCAACTCAGGTGGATAGCTCGTGGTATCTATGGCGTGAAACCTCCTGTATTGGCAAGCGGTCGCCAGCTGGTGATCGGGGCATTCAATACATTCACGTTTAACACTGTACCATTTAATACCCGCAAAGTAATAAACCAGTCAGAGCAGGTTGTTGTCTCTGATGACCTTTTCAAGCGGATTATGACGTGGAATTTCTATAAGGGGGATGGGTTTTACTTCACAATCCCCTGGCTGAAACGTCGGATTATGCGATTTCTTACGGGGGTGAATGGGGTTGATGTCGTGAACGACCAACACTGGAGTATTTCGGTGTTGTTCTCTGGTAGCGGGGCCAGTGTGTCAATTATCAAGGGCTTTAGAAAACTGACTAATTCTTCTGTATACAACACACAGACGTTCAATAGCAGGGCTTACAACCAGAAGACAAGCGTTCTAATAAAAAGTAACGAGTATGAGTACGCATCGCTGTTCAAGCAGGCTTTCGACAGCGGCCTGCTCCACATGCCGTTTTATCAGCCTGTTAGCGTGACTATTGTTGGATGAGTGTTGTAGACTGCTACAGTCATTTTTAAAACTAGGTACTCTTATGAAACCTTCAGGATTGCTGGTACTGTTTACCTTGACTTTTTCTGGTTTTGTTTTTTCCGGTGTAGATAATGTTAATTCACTTGCTGCTCAGGATGAACAACAATTCAAGGACAAAATTAATGAAGTAAAAACTACTGGGTTGAAGCCAACGGATGATAATATTTATAATATATGTTTCGCCTCGTCAATGCTGCTTATAAATGCAGCAAATGATGCCGTTAGCGGTCAATATATAGGTGATAAATGGATTGGTGAATTGCTTCTTATTAATCACAGCGAGTACAGGGATATAGTAAAGAGTTTGATTAAAACTGACAGTGTAATAGAGATAAAAAACAATCCAGAATACTTCAATAAAAATTTTCAGATGAAATGCCGCGCATCTCCTGAAGAGTATATTAAAAATTATAAGAATATATTTAGGGTGAAAATGACAAAGGAAGATATAGATAATCAGTGGTGATGATTCTAGAACGCATTTGATGAAACTGTATAACCTCGCTTCGGCGGGGTTTTTTATTGCCAAAAATCTCGGAGGAAAAATGGCACTATCTCTTTTAGCCGCTAACAATGCTCAGACAGTGCTTGCGGCTGGAATTAGCTCAACGGCAACATCTCTTACCGTAAACACTGGAACAGGAACGCTTTTCCCGTCCCCGGTAACAGGAACCAGCTTCTTTAAACTGACGATTATCGATGCTGCCACAGGCTCGCTCACTGAGATTGTTCATGTTACCGCCAGAAATGGTGATGTCTTTACTATCCAGCGCGGACAGGAAGGAACTGTCGCGCGAGCATGGTCTGCAAATGACATTGCGGCAAACATGATGACGGCCGGAACGCTGTCCTACATCCTTGGGAACTTCCAGCCGCTGGATCCTACATTGACGGCGTTAGCCGCGTTAGTGGGCGTTGCGAATAAATTACCGTATTTCAACGGGAATGATACTGCAGCTTTGACCGACCTCACTCAGGTAGGCCGCGACATTATCGGTAAAAGCACTATTGCCGACATTCTCACATACCTTGGTCTGGGAGAAGCGGCAAAAAGGGATGTAGGGACCGGGACAAACCAGATCCCCGACATGAGCAAGTGGACATCGCTGAAAGCGGATTACGGGTGGCGATTGACTCCAGACGGATTTCTGGAGCAGTGGGGGCGCGGTAATTATGGAAACGGCGATGGGGATTTCGTCATCCCGTTCCCGAACCGTTGTGCGTTCGTTTTGATTAGCTCAGATCCGAATGACACGTCATATGCTGAGATTTCACAGGCATTCCCTGTCAGTAACTCAAAATTCAGAGTTGGCTGCGCAACCGCAGAGGGTAATAACGTCAATCCGGCGAATTTGACATGTAACTGGTATGCGAAGGGGTGGTGATAATGAATATTTACTTTTATAGCGCGTCAACGAATCAATTTTACCCGACAGTGTTACTCGACGCATACCGTGCAAATGGCGTTTTGCCTGATGATATTAAGCCCGTCGATGACGATATGGCTCTGGAGTTTTTAGGTGTACCACCGGAGGGAATGAAGCGTGTTGTGGGTAGCAATGGGCTACCCACGTGGGGAACTGCTTAATTATCTGGCTGAGGCGGTAGGGAGTCTCTACCGTCACCCACTTTGATGTATGCACGCAACTGCTTGCGGTAATCCGTCCATGCGGTCAGCGCAGAACGAACTTCATCTTCGGTAGTTCCTGCATAATCAGCGTCTTCTATCTGCTCATTTAAACCGTTGATAACAGCGGTAGCCCGGTCATATTCTGATTGAGCTGTGGATAGATTTTCCGCAGCAAGTTCCTCAGGCGTTTTCTCAATAATCGGTGCTATAAATTTCGAACCGTCATACGACCAGCCAATTCCTGCATGAATGCTGTCTATATCGACGGCCACGCACTCAGGGTTTAACTCTTCGGCAAGTCCTACTGATTCACAAATAATCGTGTTGATAACGATCCCGTTCAAAACCAGCGCAATATTCATTATGCAAACTCCAGTATTAAACAAATTCCATCTGCCCCAGCCCCACCTGTATAAGCCGTGCCGGAGAGCTGATCATCACGCGCACCGCCACCTCCAGAGCCGGGCGCCTTCCCTGGTGCACCATTCCCGGAGCCACTTCGCCCTGAGCCTCCCCAGAACGATGAACCGCCAGTACCTCCGACAAGTCTTGTTGCTGCTTGTCCATCGCCGCCATCACCGCCAGAAATATTGATTAACCCTCCCGACGAATCCGAGCCGAATCCTCCGGCTGACGAACTGGTCCCGACATTATTAGTGCCCGGAAGGCCACCGCGTGCCGTCATCCCAAACGCCGTTGAATTGCCGCCAGCATTATTTGACGCCCCGCCTGAACCGACAGTCACCAGAAAATTACTGATTGCAGATAAGGTGAAAATACCAATAGCGGTCCCCCCAGCCCCTCCACCGCCTCCTGAATAGATCTGACTGGTTGTCGCTGCGTTTGCCGGCGCCCCGCCTGCGCCACCGCCAGTTAAGATAGAAATAATTCTCCTGGCACCCGTTGTTGGTACGTACTGTTGGGTAGAAGTAATCACCTGAATATTCACCAGACGACCAACGATACCTGATGCATCCACCAAACCAACGTTTTTAATAATGATCATTTATCGCTCAGATGGCATGATTCCGGCCTTTTGCAGGAAGAAAACTCATGCTGATTGGCTATGTACGCGTGTCAACAAATGACCAGAACACTGCACTCCAGCGAAACGCGCTCGAGAGTGCAGGATGTGAACTGATATTCGAAGATAAGATCAGCGGTAAGGTGTCCGACAGACCAGGATTAAAATACGAGTACGCCTATGGGGAGATTCTTCTTTCATGTTATGGGTGCACTGGCCGAAATGGAAAGGGAGCTTATTGTCGAACGCACCCGCGCCGGTTTAGCAGCCGCACGCGCAGAAGGGCGGATAGGTGGAAGGCGCCCGAAGTTTAGTAGTGAAGAATGGGCGCAAATGGGACGATTGATAAAAAATGGAATGGCGCGAAAGCAGGTTTCAATTATTTACGATGTTGGAGTATCTACACTGTACAAAAAATTCCCTGTGTCTATATGTGAGGTCGGAAACTAGTTGAACCTACCGTGGGGGTTATCAATACCTGCATCCATGTAGTTTATTGCTTTCTGTAACTCCTTTATCAGTTCTTCTGCACGAGTACGTGAGATACACATAAACTGATCTGGGAATTCCTTTACTGGCCAATGTGGGATGCATGCCATGTTATCGATGAATGATGCAGACAGATAGACTTCATTTGTGAGCAGGGAATAGCTGACGTTAAAACCAGCTAATTCTTGTAGGCTGCTGACATTGGATTCTCTGTTTTTCATGATAGTCTCGGTACTGTGTTTTTATACAGCTACTATCCTCAATAGCAGATAATCAGTCAAGACATAGTGCATAATTTAGAAGAATATCGACGTTTGCGTTGTACCTAATGTATTGTTTTTGAGGTGCTTTTTGTATTGATGTTATTCTTTTTTATTATGTTATAATTTTGATTTTTAAGTGTTATTTTTCGGTCTTGAAAACCGGCGACCCGAAAGGGTTCTAGAGTTCGAATCTCTACGCTTCCGCCAAATTTAACAAGGGGTTAGCTAAATGCTAACCCCTTTGTTTTTTGAGCGGAAGAATAAAGAAAGAATATTCGAAAAGAATATCCACTCCCTCCCAATTGCATAAAAAATCACTTCTTACCTATTACCGGGCGATCAAGCGTCGGGCTAATTTGTACCTTCCTGTCATAAATAAGCACCTGGCTTTCAGTCTTGTGTCCGCTAAATATCTGCTTATCCCTGCTGCTCCCTTCAAAATCTGAGATGGCTTTTGCCTTAATGTCGTGGAATGTGTAATCCAGTTGCCGGTTAAGTTCACTCTGTGCGGCCCGCACGGCCTTTAGCCAGCGATTATTGAATGTCTTGCGGATGAACTGCCCGCGATCGCTGTTATAGAGAACCAATGCGTCAGGTGAAAGCTTCGGGCATGCTGCCTGTGCCGTTTCCAGTGCTTCCCGCAGGCGAGGTGTCCAGACCTTTATCTGTTTTTTCCCGGTTTTGCCCTGTTGGATAAAAATCCCTTTATCAGATATTTGCATCCAACGTAGCTCGAGTACGTCAGCTTGTCGCGCGGCGCATAAGTAAGATATTTCCATTGCAGCTCTGACGACGTGATCAGCATGTTTATAGATAGCCAGATAGTCTTCGTCAGTGATGTATTGCTCACGAGCCTTGAGAGAGAATTTGCTGACGCCGGCACAGGGGTTTCCCTTAACGTATCCACGCTCATATCCCCAGCGGTAAACGCGAGACATGCTGCTCATTTCCTGGTTGGCCTGGTTCTTACTTTGCAGACCACGACGATCCATAAACTGGCGCACGTCTTCAGGTTTGATTACGTCAGCTTTAACCTTGCCGAATACAGCGAGTAGTTTTTTCTGATGTTGTAGATAGTCACGCTGGGTTCGTATTGCCAACTCTGTGTAGTAGGCGCTTTTGAGAAACATTCCCCAGAGCTTTTCGAACGTCATTACATCTGAGTAATTCCGTCGTTCTTCCTCATACCGTTTCCATAACGCTGACATAGTGAGAGTGATTGGCCCCAGTGTCACGGTCTCCCGTGACGTGGGTTTGTAGTAGTAACGCGTTTTTGTTTTGGATACGCGCGGCGGCAGTCTGTTATCTCCAGGATCCTTTCTTCTGCGCCCCATTTAAATAGCTCCGAAATCAGGTTTTTCTTCTGTGCTAGTCTGTACGGTGATCTGTCCGTTTAATACAGCGTTAATGTGCGTCCAGGTAACCATCGGGCGACCTTCCCTATCGGGTATGTACGAGACGCCGCCACGGTCGAGAATTTCCCTTTGTTTGGATGCCTTCTGATAACCGGTAAACTCAATCAGTTCTGCGTCTGTTAGCAGATCGTTTTCTCTGGTCATGTTGGTCTTTCCTCATCATCCGGTACACGGCGTCATCAGCATCACTGCATGCGCGTTCGATGTCGGACTGGGTCAGAGTCTTCTTTCGTACGCTTGCCGATAACCGGCCAATCTTTATATCGAAATCTGTGAGCAGAGTAGCTCCGGGTTGCCATCGCAGCATTGCAGCCTCCAGTGTTTGGTGAGGCCACAATGCTAGCGATAGTATGGTTTTATTTCTGATTACGCTTAATCAGGTTTTCGGGTAGGAATGCGCCTTTCTCACGAGTCACTTTAACGCTTTTCGGCAGGTGCATTCCCAACTCGCAACGGCTACGCGCTTCAATAATGCCGTTACTTCCATCTGAAAATACTACGTGAACCGCATCGCCACGTTTTAGGGATAGTTTCAGCATAGTTAACGTACCTGTAGTGAGCGTTCGCCGATCTCAAGGTGAGCACCCGGTACCGGATTTAACAATTCTGCTGGTACTTCACCACCATCAGCCGTGATTTGCGCTGCGGCAGCTTCCGCAGCCTCGATCGCTTCTTTGATGGCTTTTTTGTCCGGAGCGACAATCGTCTGAACAGTAACCAACTCATCCGGTAATAGCTTTTCGTTGTCGATAACAACGCTGACGCTACCTTTTCGGGCGGTAAAGCTATTCTTAGGGGTCTTGAGTTTGTCCAGATTGGCAGCAAGCAGGCAAGACAGAATATATTTACGAAGCGTTTTATCTTTATTTTCGAAAGACTTTTTACGCTCAGCCAGGCGCTTTATTTCTTCATCGCATGTTTTGGCATGGCCAAGGTTATTACGTGCAATGACCATGATGGCATCCAGCTTATCCGCCAGTTCCCCTTCAATTCCTTCCAGTGTATCGGTGATCATCTCCGGAGTTAGTTCATCAGAGCTTTCCAGCAATTGCAGAAGGTTGGTGTAGTCAGCAGCTAATGCGATTGCAGTAGTCATTATGCATTCTCCTGGGATTTGTTCAGTTCAGCGATACGTTCATCTTTGATGGTTGTCAGGCGACGCAGGCGCCCACTTAAATAGCGCGCATGTTGCGTGTCACCCTTCGCCTCTGCGTCCTTGCGATGCACCTCTGCTTCACGGGCAATCGAAGAATAAACCTTGTTGATCTCGTTCTCTGACACAGCTGATGCAAGGGTGTTTGCGACTTTGGTCAGTTTATCGTCCAGTTCCTGACGTACGCGGGCTGCATCCTCTGCGTTTTCGCTGGCGTTTTTGAGCGCAAATTCAGCTTTATTTTTCTGGCGATATTCCGGGTTATCGTACAGTCCCATGAAAATGTCAGCGCAGAAACCAAGTGCAGACAGCGCTTTTTTGGTTGCGTCAGTCAGTGATTTTTTTGTCGCTTCACCATCGCAGATAGGGCCGTATTTACTGCCGTAGATATACGGGGTACACCCGAATGAAATCTCTTCACCGCGCGCACCATTCCGGATGTACCAAAGTCTGATTTTGATAACGTGGTGTTTCTCTGTCAGGATGCCGCCTACACCGTCGGGGATAAACTCCCATGTATTGTTACCGTCAGTCCCTTTGACTGTGCGAGTAATTGGCGCGCCATCGTCAAAGCGTTCCTCCAGAATATCGACACCCCAGCCGATACCTTTCGGACCAAATTCGCGGGTGGCGATCATGGTCATGTAGGTGCCATTGATTGAGGTTCCACCGCCATTCACAGAGAACGCGGAGGTAAAGCGTTCGTCTGTTTTGAATACTTCTTTCCACAACTCCAGGTTGTCGCTTTCGCCAGCCTGCATTTCATTAATGCTTTTAACCAGTTCGGACGCCTGGGGAAGCTGTTCTTCACGCTTAACACGCTCGACGAGCTGATCCGCATCCTGAACAATTGTTTTCACTTTATCACTCAGATTTTCATCCTGTTGAACGGTTGTATCTTGGCTGGTCGCATATACTCCGTACCCCATATTATTTAGCGTTTCACGAGCTTGTTCCGCCTGGTCTTCTGTAACTCTTTCCTGTTCTGCCACTTCCGTTTTTTCACCTTCATTTGAGGCTGTTTCAGGCATAGTTCCATCACGCGAAAGCGTTTTGTCATCTTGGGTTGAATCCTGGGGTTGGGTATTGGTTTTAACCCATTTAGGATCATCAGAGTCGCTGATACCGTCCACATATTCGCCGCGTTCTGCCGCAAGCTGCTTGCCGGTTCTTTCTGCATCCGTTTCGGCACATTCGAGTTGACCATGTTCAGCCAGCCATGAATCAATATGGCGTCGCAGTGACTCAGGGAAATGGTATGTATCTTTAGATGGGACATTCTGAATAACCCCAAAGATACTCGGGCGGTCATATTTGAGAATCTGCACGGTAGTACGCAATGCAGCTGACCAACGTTTGAAATCCTCCCGGTCATCGGAAATCATTTTTTCTGCATCACGGAGATTGCCTGATAACACAGGCGCATCAGGCGCGATGGGAAGTAGGGCAACGGCAATTTCCTGATCCAGTGTTGCGTAGGTGTGTTTATAACTACGTTGTGGCGCTACAGCTACATTGTCATTTTTAACGCAGGTACTGAGTGATGATGTTTTGTTTGGTACCATCTCATCACGCTTACCTGGGTTTTCCAGCCAGCGTTTAATAAATTGTGAAATCGCAGCTTTACCCGGTGTCTGATCTTCAAAGTTTGCGTAAATGGCCTGAATGAGATTATTAAGGCCTTCAACATGCATATGCTGCACGGGTTCGTTATTGTGCAGCGCGTGGAGAATATTGAGATTAACCCGATCATCCTCATCAAAGGATTCATCGTTATTTTCCAGATTATCGAGATAATCCAGCACCTGAGAGTAAAGAACTCCATCGATGGGAGAATCGCTGAACATAAGGACGGCCGCGAAGCGTTCCCGGGATGGTAGCTTTGCCAGATCGATAATCTCGTTACTGGCTGGCAGGTTTGAAACGTTGGTCTCCGGCTCGTTGATGATCCATTTTTCCCCATCGAATGTGTGTGCCAGGGCAAATTGTTCATCGAACTTACCAACAGCCGGCAGCGGCAGACCTTCAGCATGTTCCCATAACTTGGGTTTGAAATAGTTGTCACCGTTGGCAGGGTAGGCTTCCCAGAGTTTGCCGGTCATGATGCTTTCTGCCACTTTTTTGTTTGGCGCATCAATTGCGATCGCCAGTTGAACGGCCCCGCAATCTTTAACCGCTGATTTTTTTGGCTCAAATAAGCCGTTGTAGATGGTCATTGGTCTTTCCTCTTTGGTTACTGGCGCTGGTCTGGCGCCGGCTGATCAAAATGGGATGTCGCTTTCCTGAACAGGGGTATGATCAATGCACAGCAGTTGCTGAATTTTGTCGTCGACACGGTCAATCTGACGTTGTGCTTCTGCCGCAATCGTCTCTTTCTGTCCGCGCAGCTGGTCGACCTGCAGAGCAATGATGTCGAATGGTTCAGGCTGGTTTATATCGATGGTAATTTCACGGGTTTCCAACAAAACGTAGGTGTCCGGAAAGTTGCGTGACATGTCACAGGTGGCAACGATGTATTTATCCGAAGAAAACGTTTGAGTGTGGTAGTGAATGTACAGTTTTACTGGAATGGCAAGCGCTTCCATAGCGGCTCCTTAGTGATGTATACTCAGAGCCGATCAGTGTTGGCTCTGTCCTGCATTGGTCTTTCCTCGCTACAGGGTTGGTCCCCTGTGGCACCTTCCTGGCGGATTGGTCTCCGCTGGGGTAAATCAGCCCACTCAGGTGGGCTTTTTTACGTCTAAAGTTTGCCGGTCTTTCCCGGCAGTCAGGGCTGGTCATGCCCATTGGTCTTTCCTCCCGGTCTTTCCCGGGGTCAGAGCAGGTCAGGCTCTTTGGTCTTTCCTCGCCGCTTCCCTCTCTTCGAGGGCTTCGGTTTTCACCGAAGGGTCACAAAATAGTTACTGTGTAAAAAAGGAGCCCATCGTAGGGACTGGGCAAAGACTACACACAGCAATGGCGATATATGAATGTGGCGCCAGATGCTTATCTTCTGGTTGCCGTCTAAGCGGCTGCAATTCACCACAATCAAAAAGAGCGAGCCGCGCCCAATTACACGCCGGGATTGGGATTCCCTAATTACAGACGTTGGCCACTATGGTTTTTAACGCCCGCGCTCTTTGATTGTGGTGCTCCGTTAACGGGGAGCAGGCGGCTCTTTAAGCCTCACGGGGCGTTCTATGCGCGGGATACTGAGCGAAACCGCGTTCACTGCCGTGACAGGGGGCTTGTGTGGCGTTACGCACCCATTGCTCTTACCTTCCACCACTGCAACGAATCGAATTCAGTTGCGGTCTTTCCCGCATGTCATCGTACTGTCGGCGACCCGAGGCAATTCTCGTTAAATAAGTCCGCTTGCCAAGTCTTCGCGGATACATGCTGAAGCCATCCAGAAGACCCATTCTGATTCCCAAAGGTACTGATACGCGGTTTCCCACGAGACCCCATGAGATCTGATCAGCATATCGGTCATGTCTTTCTTGGTCATATTGGTCTTTCCTCAATTCGGCGTCTGTCTTTCCAGACCGTCAGAACGTTTTTCTGAACAACTGCCGCGTGGTTAGTGCGTCGTTGATGGATTGAAGCTTAACTAAAGGTAAGCTAATGGTCAACGGTTTTGCTTAAAAAAAGTTAAGTTAAGGCGCTATGTTCTGTAACCTGCTGAAAATTTTATTTATTTTTTTGTGATTTTTTTCTGGCAGCTAATAGCTCTTCGAAAAGAGCGTTGAAGTCATCAACCTTTTGCTCTAATTCAGCCAAATGCCGGTCTTTTTCTGACTCAGGAAGGGAATCGAAAAGCTCAAGTAGTTTGAGTTGGCGATCGTCTAACTCTGTGGGAATTTCCGATGGGGGTAATGGAGTTTGGTCATCATCTCCATAAAGTAGCCACGTAGGAGAGCACTTCAGGACTTTACTTAATGCGAATAGATTCTTGCCACGGGGCTGCGTTTCACCGCTTTCCCATTTAAATATAGTGACGTGTGAAACCTTCACAGCATCCGCGAGTTTCTGCTGTGACATATCTAATTGTGTTCTTCTGCTGCGGATACGGTCGTTCAGTTCGATGTTCTTCATAGGGTTAATGTAAATTAATTTGACTTACCTTATGTTAAGTTGTAGTTTCCAAACAAACGTTAATACCTGGAGGTGTGTGTGCTTACAAAAGATGCAATAAATTATTTTGGTAGTAAGGCCAAATTGGCAAAAGCACTGGGTGTATCTCAGCCCGCAGTTTCTCGTTGGGGATTGCATATCCCAGAAAAGAGGGCCGCTCGTCTGGCTCTTATGACTGCTGGTGAGCTTGTATACGATCCATGCGAATACCAGGACATTTCAAAGACTGATGACGCAGCTTAACAAAGGGCGTATTTGAAATCTGATTACGCTTAATCAGGTTTTCAGCGACAGGAGACGCGACGAAGTGGAAAACCTCGACGAACTGAAAAGAGAAATCTTCAATTGGGCTGCTGAGCGCGGGCAGGAGCATGTTGCTATCGAGATCACTCGCATGTGGTTTCGAATGGGTGGCAATACCAGCTGCGTAAAACTTCACCCGATGGAGGATTCGAAAGGTAATGCTGACTGGCGGGCAATCAACAACAACCGGCAGCAGATTTTTCGCTGGCTACGTGGTGAGACGAAAGCGGCAAGAATCAAAACTAAAGCGCTGGCCATGGCAATGGAAGCTGCATTACCTGCGGAACGATATGCACAGCTGGGAATGACCACTCAGCAGTTAATTTGCATTGCGATTCGTGATTTTGCCGCAGCGATTATTGCTCTGTTGCTTGATGCAAGGGATCGACCCCAGCGGATAGCACAGGCATTACAAGCCATACAGGAAACACAGCGCCTGACCAGCGTTTAACTTGTATCGAGGAAAGACCAATATGCAGACATCAACAGACCGCATTACCTGGCGGAACGGCTGGCGTTTAAATGGCGAACCATCCTGTGCGCATGATGTACGGGGAATATTTGAAGAACGCCTGTCCGCAAAAAAATGGGAAATCTATGAAAAACGCAAAGCTGAGATGATCGAGACGTGCGTTTTTCTCACACCAAAAGACTACGAAATAGCCTGTCGTGAACTGGCTGAGCTGCTGGGGATCTGACTATGAGCATGACCCTAATGGCCCAGGCGATGGCAATAAAAACCGGAAACCCAATCCGTAAACTTGTGCTGATTAAACTTGCTGATAACGCCAATGATAATGGCGAATGCTGGCCATCTTATCAGCACATAGCTGATCATTGCGAATGCAGCAGGAGTGCTGTTCGTACGCACATTGACGCGCTTATTGGCATGGGTGTTTTATCAAAAGAAAACCGCATTGGCATTAACAACGGTAAGGGAAATACATCGAATGTGTATTACCTGAATCTTGATAACCCTGTGCCACCAAAAAGCACAGCCCCTGTGCCGTCAAAAATCACAGGTATGCCGTTAGAAAACACACCCCCTATGCCATGTGGTGGCACCAGAACCAGTCACTCTTTTGAACCAGTCAATGAACCTAATGATCCCCCTAACCCCCAGAAGGGGGAGGGTGACGAATGGATCCTTGCTGACGCTAAAAAAGCCCTGGAATTCTACAACGAACAAACCGGTACCCGTTGCCGTGATGTTAAGCCGTTCGTTCTCATGCTTACGCCGACACAAACACGGGAAGCATACACACTGGCTGAGCTGCAATTAGTTATTCGTTGGGTTCTGGCGACATGGCGCCGCCGTGGTTCTGGATTACCTAAACCAGCCAATATCTGCCGCGTAAATCGCTTTGATGGTTATCTCGCAGATGCCGAAGCATGGGCCACTATGGAGGCTGATGTCGATCCGGATGCGGTCATGAACGGCTACAACGAGATATTTGCTGACACACTGCCTGCTGCTGAACTGGATGCAGATCGCCGCCGGATGATTATTCGCCTGGCGGCCCACATGAAAAATAAAACTACGGGAGCATTCCTGGGTTACTTCGAAAAATTCCGTGCTGATGCTCCTGATTTTTATTTCGGTTCTAACGGTGGATGGCGCGCCAGCTTTGACTATTTGATGAAACCAGAAACTTTACGTAATACCCGGGAAGGCTCGCTATGACTCCGCAGGAACTGGAAGCGTGTGTGCTGGCAGGATTGCTGAATGGCGGTGCTTCACCTGACGCATTTGACGTGATCGCATCAACGCCAGAGGAATCATTCAGCATTGGTTTTTATCGCCGTGCATTCAGCGAGATAAAAAAACAGGCACTGACTAACGGCATGATCGACATGCTTTTCATCAGTGAAGCGCTGGGCGGTTCAAGCCTGGCTGATTTGTCGGAAATTTCCCGCATACCTGCAACGATTCCGAATCTCAAAGGGTATGCAGGGAAGATGGTTAAGGCATGGCGCAGCCGTGCGCTGGCGAAACTTTTGCAGGATGGCGCCGACGGCATCCGCAATGCTGCCAACCAGGAACAACGTGATCAGGTTGTGGAAAAGGCTGTGGCGCAGCTGCTAGATATGACCGCTGAAAGCGGCGACGTCCAACCGGTACACATTAACGAGCTGTTGCCCGCCTACATGGACACCGTACAGAAACGCATGGAAGGCGATGAATCCACGCGTAACCTTCTGACCGGGATTGCGGATCTCGATAATGCTACAGGAGGTATTAACCCGATCTGATTGTCGTTGCAGGTCGACCAGGTATGGGTAAAACCGAATTTGCTCTTACTGTTGTGGAAGGCGTAACCGCTAAAGGCGGAGGCGCGCTAATTTTCAGCATGGAAATGGCTGCTGCTCAAATTGTTGAGCGCTCGCTGGCTGGCGCCGGAAACCTGTCTGTTTCCCGTCTGCGTAACCCTCAGGATATGTACGATGAGGATTGGGCGCGATTAACGGCTGCGATAGGTGAGCTTACGGATCGCGATATCTGGATTGTGGATGCAACCGACCTTACAGTTGAACAGATTCGCGCAATTGCCGAAACACACAAACGGCGTCACCCGCATCTGGCAATGATTATGGTCGACTATCTCGGCCTGATAAAAAAGCCAAAATCAGAGCGTAATGATCTCGCTGTAGCGCATATTTCCCGAAATCTTAAAACGATGGCTATGCGTTTGCATACGCCAACCTTCGCGTTGAGCCAGCTCTCCCGCGCTGTTGATGCGCGCCCGGCGGCACAGCGCCGCCCGGTAATGTCAGACCTGCGTGATTCAGGCTCTATTGAGCAGGATGCTGACAGCATTCTGTTTCTGTACAGAGATGAAGTTTATAACCCCGAAAGCCCGGCTGCAGGTGTAGCTGAGGTCATCCTCGGTAAATGTCGTTTTGCAGCTGCTGGTACCGTAGTTTACCAGGAGTTTAAAAACGGTCACTTTCTGCCGATCGACCAGCACATTGGCAAAGAAAAAACACGGATTCAACTGGAGGCCGCAAAACCCAGAAAAACGCACCGTAAGTATGCAGAGAAGTACAACACCGACGCATTTTAAAACGCCTGACCAGCGTGAAATACAATGAGGAAAGACCAATGACCGATTTAATTTATCCTAAAGTAGCGACAGTTGACGATGCCTGTGACTGGACGAACGTAATCATCTGGCGGATGAACGCAGGTGCCAGGGCTCGCAGCCGTTCGGTTTATGTACCTTGTCCGCGTCCGGTTCCTGTTCCGGGATTAACTGCTCGCGCGGCCCCAAAAAATAAAAAATCAAAACCTGTTGAAACCAACCCACGGTGTTTCAGTAAGACGCATACCGGAACCGTTATTTATTCAGGTGGAGAGAAGACAGTAAAACTTCGCGAAACGGCAACTGTGTGGACTTCCGGAAGCAAAGAGAATTACGACAAAAAAACGGGCTATAGGGTAGGTATTACCAGCCGCTGTCGTCTGCTTCTGGATACCATAAAACCCATTGAGAATCCCACTGAATCCCAATTCCCCCAAAAATCCAGCGAACTGCCGGCTGAATACCTGGTGGCGATTATGAAGGGTAAAACGCTCTCATATCAGGGGATCATGTCTGCTATTAAAAAATATTACCCGGACATCAAAATAAGTCTGGATCAACTACAGAAACGCGTCTTTGCGCTTTGCATGTCGAATTTTGTTGGCATTGAGCGGCATGACGACATGCCCGTTACACACTTCACGCTGAAAAGCGTTGATCCCCGTTTCTACGTTCACTCAGAGAAAAACATGAGGGCTTAAGGCATGACCGGGCAATCGGATTATCTCCCGCCCGGTCTCCCGCTCAATCGTGCTAAATGGCCACAAGAGTGCCAACTCAAGGAGCATTACGACATGCGCGCCGCCGCGCTCGTTCGTCAGCTCTATGAGCGGAAAGTTACTCGCCAGACGGTTATTCAGCACATTGACGCGACGCCGGAGAGTTATCGGGATTTTTTCAGAGAACGTTTGAATTACTGGCGCCAGCAGCACGAAGGGGGAAAGAGTGAATAAAAAGTACACGTTAATTTATGCGGATCCTCCCTGGGAATACAGAGACAAAGCAGCGGATGGTGACCGCGGCGCCGGGTTTAAATATCCGGTGATGAATGTTCTAGATATTTGCCGTCTTCCTGTGTGGGATCTCGCTGCTGAAAGTAGCCTGCTGGCTATGTGGTGGGTTCCGACGCAGCCGCTTGAAGCACTGAAGGTAGTTGAGGCATGGGGGTTTCGTTTGATGACAATGAAAGGCTTTACCTGGAACAAGTGCGGAAGCCGTCAGACAGAAAAATTGGTAATGGGAATGGGGCATATGACCCGTGCTAATAGTGAAGATTGCCTTTTTGCAATTAAGGGGAAACTCCCTGAGCGTATTGATGCTGGGATTATCCAGTCATTTACAGCGCCTCGTCTGGCTCATTCACAAAAACCTGACTTTGTGCGTGAAAAGTTAGTTCAACTGTTGGGTGACGTACCACGTATAGAACTATTTGCGCGCCAGTCATCACATGGCTTTGACGTATGGGGAAATGAGTGTGGTTCGTCTGATGTAATGCTGCTGCCAGGAATAGCTGAATTTATCAAGGAAGATAGGGAGAGTGCTGCATGACAAAGCCAGCAACAATTCTTGATATGTGCTGCGGCTCCCGCATGTTCTGGTTCAACAAGCATGACACCCGTGCTGTGTTCACTGATATCCGCACCGAAGAGCACGAGCTGTGCGACGGTCGCCGCCTGGTTATCAGTCCCGACCTGATTGCCGACTTTCGTTCACTGCCGTTCGCTGATTCTTCTTTTCCGGTTGTGGTGTTTGACCCGCCACATCTGGAGCGTGTGGGCCAGTCTGCCTGGATGGGTAAAAAATACGGGAGACTGAACAAAAAAACGTGGCGTTCTGATTTGCGAACAGGATTCAAAGAAGCTTTCCGCGTGCTGCGGCCACACGGCGTGCTCATCTTCAAATGGAACGAAACGCAGATACCGGTTAGCCAGATTCTGGCGCTTACAGATGTGAAACCTGCAATTGGCCAGCGTACCGGAAAGAACGACAAAACCCACTGGATAATATTTACGAAAGAAACTGGTGACGATACCTGCAATCTCAAAAGCGCCCTCCTTGATAGCGCATACCGTAGATTACATGAGCTGGAGAGTTTGCTTCTTCCCGAGGTGCCAGAAACAGTCTGGCCAGTTGAGGTCAAGATGATTTTTGAGCAAATAAACAACGCCGAGAGTCTGCCTGAACATCACCAAAGGCGACTAAAGCATCATATCAATCGCATGTGGTTAGAAAAAATGTCAGCACAGGAGATTGTGATTGCTGCTCGTTCGCTAATGAATGCAATGGAGAAATACGCGTGAGAGAAATCATCGTTGATAATTTTGCTGGTGGTGGCGGTGCGTCAACCGGTATTGAAATGGCGATCGGTCGCAGTGTTGATATAGCAATCAACCACGATGAGAACGCTGTGGCGATGCACACTACGAATCACCCTGATACGCTGCACTATTGCGAGTCTGTGTATGAGGTTCGCCCAAAGGTAGCAACTGCGGGGCGCCCGGTGGCGCTGGCGTGGTTTTCTCCTGATTGCCGCCACTTTTCTAAAGCCAAGGGCGCTAAACCTGTCGAGAAAGCTATCCGTGGACTGGCATGGGTTGTGCTGCGTTGGGGGCTGGATGTTGAACCACGGGTAATGAAACTGGAGAACGTCGAAGAGTTTAAAACGTGGGGACCATTATTACGTGAAATGCCATTCATCAGTCACGCGGATCGCTTTCTTGATGAATTTATCGGACCACCTGAGCCAGTTGAACAGCGTCCCGACCCAGCTCGAATTGGTGAAACTTTTAACGCCTTTGTCGCAATGCTTACAACCGGCATTTCTGCAGATCATCCGGCGCTGGCAGAATGCTGTGAGTTTCTGAATATTTCGCTTGATAGCGATGACGCCGCGCGGCTGGTAAAAGGCCTGGGCTATGTAGTTGAGTATCGCGAACTGCGCGCCTGTGACTATGGCGCACCGACAATCAGAAAGCGTTTCTTCATGGTTATGCGACGTGATGGGAAGCCGATTGTATGGCCGGAACCAACGCATGGGGATCCGAAATCACCTGCGGTTCAGGCTGGCAGGCTGGCGCCATGGCGTACAGCTGCGGAGTGTATCGACTGGTCAATTCCGGCTCTATCGATATTCGACCGCAAAAAGCCGCTTGCAGAAAATACCCTGAAGCGGATCGCGCGCGGCATACAGCGCTTTGTTATCGACAGTGCGTCGCCGTTCATCGTGAAGTGCAATCACACCAGCACCAAAACGAGTTACGACTGTTTCCGAGGTCAAGCGCTGGGCGAACCTTTGCAGACCATTACCAAAACCCACGGCTACGCGTTAGCCGTTCCACATCTGACAAAGTTCCGTACTGGCGCAACCGGGCAGCCCGTTACCGAACCGGTACCGACAGTTACCGCTGGCACGTCAAAACGCCCGGGCGGGAATGGGCATGCACTCGGGATTGTTGAGGCTGCACTGACACCATTCCTGGCGGGTAATGGTGGTAGTGAATACCAGGCTAAACCGCGCCCGCTGGATAAACCTGCTCACACCATTTTGAAGCAATCCCGCGCCTGTCTGGTTGCGCCAGTGATAGCCCGCCAGTTTGGGGCCAGCATCGGCCACCGGGCAGATGAACCGAGCGCAACTATCACCGCTGGTGGTGGTGGTAAATCTCAACTGGTAACACCAACGTTGATCCAGATGGGCTATGGGGAACGTCCCGGACAAGAACCGCGTGTGCTGCGACTGGATAACCCGCTGGGTACCGTTACTGCAGGTGGGAATAAATTCGCGACGGTGAGCGCGTTCCTGGCAAAGCATTACGGCGGCAACTATACGGGCCCGGGCGTCGGTTTAGATGAGCCTGTTCATTCAGTTACCACGGTTGATCACCACGCAGTTGTCGCTGCGCATTTGATGGTCAATAACACCGGACATCCCGGCGGCACACTGGACAATCCGGCTCATACTGTAACGACAGGAAATCATCATGCAGTGGTTGCCTCCCATCTGGTGAAACTGCGAGGTACCTGCCGGGATGGGCAGCCAACCAGTGAACCAGTGCCAACGGTGACGGCGGGCGGGCTGCACGTAGGGGAGGTGAAAACCACTCTTGCGGTCGATGAGTACGACGAATATCGCGCTCAGCAGACGCTTGAGTTTCTGCGGGAATACTGCGGCGAGGATTGCGACGGGCTGGTGACAGTTGGCGGCATAACTTACCGCATCGTTGATATTGGCATGCGTATGCTGCAACCGCACGAGCTATACCGTGCGCAGGGCTTCCCGGAGTGGTACATCATCGACCAGGACTATCGGGGCAAGAAGTATGCGAAAGACAAGCAGGTTGCGCGATGCGGTAACGCCGTGCCACCGCCGTTTGCAGAGGCGCTGGTGAAGGCTAATTTGCCTGAATTATGCGTAAGCAGGGAGGCCGCGTAATGGCAAAATCAGCAGCAGAGCGCAAAGCAGCACAGCGTGCCCGCCAGTCTGCTGCTGGTGGGCGGAAACTTGAACTGGTGCTGGATGCGCAGGAACTGGAAATGCTTGCCCGAAATTGCGCAGATCGTCGACCAGGCCGCACACCGTATGAAATGGGGGAATATATAGCGCTTCTCATTCGCCAGGATGATGCGCGTGTAAAGGGGCAGATAAAATCAATCCGCGCAAATAAATGCAACAAGTGCGGTGACTCATTACCGGTTAAAGCATGCCCATGCGCAGGTGATTCTCAGTGCTGGGTTACACACGGATGGCATGTAGTAAAACTGACAACGTGACATGTCACGATACCCTAACACCTTAAAACGAACCGCCAGAAAATGGCGGTTTTTCTTTATTAAACAAGTGTGTACAAAATAGCCATGTTTGGTATTTTAACGTTTTGTGCCTTTAAAAGTTTGCACTTACTGCCACTTGGGAGTATATATACTGTATGTTTATACAGTATGCTTGTGAGGGAGGGAACGTGTTCAAAAAGACGGAGGTAGGGGAACATCTCCCCGATAACGGTCGCGTTCTCATAACCTGCAAGAATGGTAAGGTGACGGCACTTAGAAACATCTATGATGATGAACATGTCGCGTCACTTAAATCGTTGTTAGAGCTGGCAGAACAAGCAGGTTGTGTCGTTGTTCAAAGAGGCAAAACTAAGATATAATCATGGTATCGGACTGAACACCCGGAACCTGTATTTCTGAGCAATTGCTGCGCTAAAGGGGAAACCAATGGCGCAGTATTCATTTGTAAAATCAGCAGGCGGAGTATTAATTCCGGCGACGCCTGACGCACGGGAATTTATCGAGAAAAAATT